TCTTTAAGCGAAGACAAACCAGCTAATTATTGCACCAATTAATAACCATTGTAATACAGTGTAAACAATCTTTGAACGCTTTAAATAACGCTTATCTTGAATTTCAATACTTGCTTTCTCAACTCTATCCATTACCACACTCATCTTTGCTTTGTCGTTTAATCTTCTCAACATCGCTCTTTTCTGTTGTCTACTTAACCGCATACGCTATCTGTATTTTTCATTTCAAAACTAAAAGGCATCATTACGCCACTAATATCGGAATCGAATAAATGCTCAATCTCAGGACAAATATCCACTACTAAATTTTTAACATTACTATTATTGTCTAAAAGTAAATGTAATTCTCTTTGCGCTAATAACGCTTTCTCGTAGATACTATTCTTTTGAGCTTCTGTATTCTCAAAACTATCTTTAAACAATATCAAAACATTACAGTAGTATGTTTGTTTAAAATGACCACCTGTTACAATTTCAGGTTTAATTTTAAAAGGTCTAGTTAAAAACACCACAGGTAAAATAGCATCGTCACTAATTGTATTTTGAATGTCGCTAGATGTCGAATAAAAAGTATAGCTTTCACCATTACTTGTCATTTGTGCAACTAACCCACTTAATAAACTTTCTACTGTCATTTTTTATTCTGTATTACTTTAGAGTACCTTTCTTCAAATTTACTACTAATATTTGATTTTAACAATATTAGAAAAACCAAATTATAAGGAAGTTGCTCAACCTCTGCATGAGTGTAATTATACTTTTGTGCAATATTATCAATCGTATTAAAATGCCCTAACTTATCAAATTCATCAACTCCAGCTAATTGTTGCTCGTATGTTACACTAGATTTAAGCAACTCAATTTCTTTGGTTAGTATCTCTTTAACTTGGTTAGTTATAAAATTAAAGTTCCCGAAAACATCATAGCAATTATGATCACTTACATCAACATTGGAGTATATTTTAATCGTTTCAATAATATTGTTTTCTGCTATTGCATCGACTACATTTATCTTCTTCTCAAATGAATGTTCCCCAATATCAATTGGAAGCGTTGTAGTGTCATTTATATAATCGTTTAGCTCAATACTATCAGTGTCATCTTTTAAGAACTCTAAAGCGTTTAAAATTGGCTCTATGTCAATCGTAGCTAGTTCAAAGTCATTAAGACCTGTCAACTTCTTTACCTGCTCAATAGGACTTTCAATATTTGTTAATTCTAAATATTCTTTAAAAGTTAAGTCTAACCAACTATTAGGAACATTGAAAGACTTTAATTTAGTTTTGAATGTTATCATATTAATCTAAACTTTTTCTTCGTCGAAAATTCGTTTAATTGCTGGATTTAAAATGAAATAAGATACAACATCTTCAGCATTCCAATTATCACAATCTTGCATAGATAAGTCTTTTATTAATAACCCTGTATTACAAAAAACAGAATATCTAAAAAAACTATCTATATTTATTTTTTTAAAATCTTCTAAATTAATATTATGTAGCTTTAATAGTTCATTTGGTATTTTAAATTCTTTTTTCATAACCTTTTTTTTAATTGTTTTTACAAATATAATCATATTAATCTACTTCTTGGAGCTTTCGCTTTTGGTTTAGAGTTAAAGTAATATCTAACCGAATCAATCGTATGATTATAGTCATCAATAGGCTTATTTAGTGAGTTTCCCTCTCTATCAGTTGCCCAACTATACATCCTTAACTCTTTGATTAAATTAACGCTTCTATCGGTTACTAAGAACTCCTCTTGTTGCATCTTTTGAATACCGAACTTGATTGAATCAGCACCCTTAATAGCTCCTTGTATCTTCATTCCTAATCTACTTAATTCTGTTATAGATTTAGGCTCTGCACTATCTGCAATCGTTACAATAGAATTATCTAACTGTAATCTTTTAAACTCATTCCAAATGTCGCTATTTGTTAACCCTGTTTTGTAAAGCCTTTCGTTTAGTATGTACTTTTGATTATACTTGTAAATATCTACTATCGTAGTGGGGTCATTTGTAAATCCAAAGTCCATTCCACGACCTAATAATTCAGCTTCTTTAGGTAGTGTATCAATAGTTTCCCAGTTGTTAAATACTACTCCTTGGATAGAACCTATTTCTCCCAGTCCATATACTTGCCACCAATTCCACCAATAACCCTTTAAACCTTTTTGCTCTTCTAATTCTGCTTTACGTTTACGCTCTAGTAAGTCCTCTAGCGTTTCGGGCGGAATTGCTTCATTGTCTAAGTATGTCAACTTTAAGAACTCGCTGTTTTCTGATTTCAATATTTGAGTGTGTGCCCAAAATTCAGAATCAGCATTAAAGTCTAACCATGTTTCTTTTGAACGAATTATTAAAGCATCTGCAATCTCATAAGGCACATGATTTGCTTCGTTAAGAAATAGAATGTCACGTTTACCTCCCGACTTTGCTTTACCTACTGAATCAAATGATTTGAATTGAATCTTTGACCGGTTAAGAAGTGTATAAGTTAAAGTTGAAGCGTTCCAGCAATTATCACGCCACCTAAACTCATCGTACATAAAGTTTTTAAATATCTCTAAAGCACCCTCTTTTACTGCTGGTAGTGTTTCAGCTACTACTGTAACTTTAATTCTTTCAGTTGCTAAACATTTATCATAAAGTATTGGAATAATACCGTATGTTTTACCGCTTGAAGTTGCACCCTGAATAACTTTTTTACGAGCTTTCATCTTAAGCATCTTCTTTAATGAAGTAGTAACAGATAAAGGCATATTAGTTAATCAATATTAAATACTCTCGGCTCTTGTTTTATTTCAACTTCTTGACTTTCTTTAAGTCCATTTAACCTTTGAGTTATACTAGGGTTAAAGAATCCAAGTAACCCCCCTATTATTTGGTTTTCTCGTATTTCTTCCTTTATATGTGAACAGATACCAATAAAGTCATTGTAGTAACCATCTTGATTAGTAAAATATTGTTCTATTTCTCCATGATTTATTCTGCAATATCTTTTAAAACCTTCAAAGGTCAAAGGTACTTTTTGTGGATCTTCTACTCTTTCACCGTCTTTACCAACGTATGAAACTTTTAGCCATTCGTTTGCTTGTTGTTTTACGTTTTCTTTAAATTCGTTCCATACTTTCAATAAGTCGTCTGGTGACTTAAATAGTCTAGTAGGGTGTATGTTTCCATTCTTTGCCATGCTTTAAATATAATAATTATATTTCAAATAATAACACCTCCCACCTACCAATGTTATTTTGTTACAAGTCTATATGGTAACACCCGATGCCACGACAATTAGGTTATCTGCATTCCCTCAAATGAAAATCCTAATTCATTTTTGAGCCAGTTTTTTTTATATATTAAAAAGGGTTTTGATGTCTTATTGCTTTCGTACATCTCGTTCACGCAATAGGTCTTTGATGCCTCTATCTATATTGTGACCACCGATTACCCCCCTTTTAATATCACACTATGCAAATATACTAATTATTTTTTTTTAAAATATCATTAGCATCATTAGAACCTTTAATGTACGCTTTTTTTGATAGCTTAATTATATTCTCTTTTACTTCGTGGCTAATGTTGTGTTTATCACAAAGTTTATTTATTTTTTCTATTATTGTTTTCTTTTTCTTCATTTCAATAATTCTATTAGTAGTTTCACTTTCTCTATTGTGTTTACTTTTTTTAATTCTTGGTATTTTTCATTTATAGTTATAAAATTCTCATCCTCCCATATTTCTAAAGATATTCCATTATTTAAATTAAGCTCTAAACCATGATGGAACTTTATAAACCCTAACTCTTCTAATTCTGATACTTTCATTTCAATAATTCTATTATTGTTTTATTTTTCTTCATAATTCATTTTATAAACATGTCTTTTAAATTTACCGTATTTTCTTTTTAATCTTAACTCACCATTTTCAATAATACAATCGTTTGCATTCATTATGTAAGTTTTTGGAGTAATATTTATTAAATCTTTACATTTTGCTTTCATATTCTTTTTTGTATAGTTCTAAAACGTGAATAGTTTTGTTAATGTCCTCTATAAAGTTACCTTTTTTTCTTGACCTTACAATACGTTTAATGCAGTCAAATTCCCATGCATTAAGTTTGTGTTGTTCTGCAAATAGATAAAGGCTTCCATTTGAGTTGTCATAGTGTTTTGGTGCTTTGTATTTATCTACAACTTTTTTAATTACATCAGAATCATAATTTATTGTATATTCTTCTTTAATTTTAAATATAGTTCCGTTTGCATCTTCAAAGTCAAATAAGTGTACGTTGTGTAATTCTGACTTTACAGCAAAATCTGACCATTTGTTATCTACTTCAATTACTGGATATTCTTTATTTTTTATTAAATCTTTTTTACCATCCTCCATGAAATAATCATCTACTGCGATTAACTTTGTTCCTACTTTAATTTCACTCATCTTTTAAAAATATATGTTTAAATTGTTCTAATGATTTAACTATAAAATATTTGAATCCTTGCAAAGATACAATTTTTTCGAAATCTTTTTGCTTTTCTGATTGTTTTCCTGTTAAAGTTTTCACTTCAATAAAAATAGTTTCTCCATTATGTAGAACTATTAAATCAGATACTCCAGCAAGAAGTCCAGTATTAACCTTTCTTTTCGTTTCTATTGCATTTATTGAATCGTTAGGTACACTAAATATACATTGTCTTGGATTGTGATGTTTAAGACAAAAATTATTGTTGTACCAAAGCACTATTTCTTGTTGTATTTTATTTTCTGATATTGTTTTCATAACTATTTGATTTTTAATATTGTAACCTGTAACCTTTTTTTTCGCTAAACTTTTCATCTCAAATCTATACTTTTTTATTTTTAATGATATTATATTCTCTTATATATATATCTTTTATAATAAAAATATAGGTTACAGGTTACAAATAGGTTCACATTACTGATTTTAAATAACTTAGATATGTAACCTTAAATGTTTACTTTAGGTTACAAATAGGTTACAAGGTTACACTTTGAAATATAACAAATAACCTTTTTTTATTAAATCACCTATTCTATGTGATTTATAATCAGAAGCTTTGCTATTTATAAACTCTTTATATTTTTCTTTTCCTAATATTTTAAACAATTCTTTTTTACCAACAATTTTTAATTTTTTATATTCTAAATCAGGATGTAATTTAAATTCATTAGTTGAAAACACGAAATCTTTTTCTTTTGTTTTTGCATATGAAATAATAAAATTATTCATTTCATTCACTTGTTCTATACCAATGTACAAATCAATATTTGTTTTTACTTCTTCATCTGATAATTCAAACCATTCCCCTTTTAATCTTTTATTACTAAACTTTAAATGTAACAATGTTTCTAATTTTTTAGGCTCATTTGTTATTATAAAACCTAATAACTCACTGCCATAAGGAGCATACGTTTTAAATTGTTCAAACCTTTTTAAAGGGCTTTCACTGTTTGAAAACCCAATCTTTACAGGGCTTAACCCTATGTGTCTAAAAAAATAAACACAACCTTTATTTTCCATAAATTATATTTTTAACAAATATAACAATAAAAGACACATAAAACAATTAAATATGTAACTTTTTTATTAAAAAGGCATATTATCCTCATTTGTTTCAGTTTTTAGATATAATTTAACTCCTTTTTTCACTCCTCCCATCCATCTATTGGAAGAATATATTAGATTGTTTTTAATAAATATTTCTTTAATATCGTATTTTGTCGGTTTGGTTACTGATACTCTGTTTAAATACTCTAATATTTCCCCTTGATTCATTATTCTTTCGTTTTGATGTGTTAATGATTTTTGTAATTGGAAGTGTTCAAAGAATATTTCTTCTACTGGATAAACGTTTTCATTTTCTTGGGAGTTTTGTTTTAAGTATTCAATATCTTCGTGAGTTCTTATAATCCAATCAAAACCGTTTTTAAGTAGGTTATAAGCTTCTATAATCAACTTTGTTTTGTCTATTGATAATACTTTGTCATAATCAATATGTTCTACATTTATAGGTAAAATTCTACGATTACCTGTTACATCTTTTAGAATGTCAATTTCATTTGTTGTACCGCAAAGAATAGCGCGTCTTTTGAATGTTGAAAATGTACGTGCGTATTGTCTACGCTGATGCACTATATTGATATCTGATATAGCTTTATATTCTTTAACATCTTTAAAGGCTTTACCGCCAAATTCATCATCTAATATCATTAATGATGTACACATTGTGTAGAGTGAATCTTTATCTTGACCATTTATTTTAGCTTCAATTAAGTATTGTTCTAATTCTTTAGGCATTATATTTCTAAGGAATGAAGTTTTACCAGTACCATGTTTTTGACCTGTAAGAACTAATGTAAGAGGACAAACAAGTTTTTCATTTTGTGATGAAGTCCAATTATGAACAGCACCTACTATCCATTTTTTGAATGCCCAAACATTATAATCTGATTGAGGGTAAACACATTTGGCATACTCTTCTATTATTCCAGTTGGTTCTGATTTATTTTCATTTAAAAACATTCTAAGTATGTTTGTTTTTGGTATAATAGAACTTTCAAGTATAGAAATAATATCTTGTTTTTTAACGTTATTATCTACGTGTTTCTTAGCACTTAAATAAATATCATTTTGTTCCATGTCGGTAATTTTAGTTTTACCGAAAATATATTTTTCACTTGTTAGTTCGTCAATAGTTGGCTCAAAGTTATCTAGTATAAATTTCTCTAGTACTTCAATTTCTGAAAGGTCATCATTTATTTGGTTTGAATAATCTATTTTAGATTTAATAAGTTCTTCAATCAGCTGCTTATCTTCTGCAGTTGCTTCTATATTGTTAGCAGTCTTTAGATTGGAAGTAATTGAATCTACATTTGGTTTACCTTGTACCTTTGCAATTTTTACACGTTCAATTATTTTAACTGTTTTCTCTGAGTAAATAGAAATATTTTCTTGTTTACAGTAGTAATAGAAAGTACCTATTGATATTGATGATTGATTTTTACAGAAACCTTTATAATCTTTAGAAGTTCTTTTTTCGTTATACTTACCTCCGTAAGAGCAAATAAAATGAAAATACTCTTCTCCTTGTAAACCAAACTTAGAAGCTAAAGACATTCCAATTCTAACATATCTAAAATAATCCTCTTGACATAAGTCAATGCATCTATCTTTTATTTGTTCTAGTATGTTTTGGAAGTCGTCTTGAACGTAAACGAAGTTAGTATTTTTAGGTTCTACAAATCTTTTTTTGTTTTTAGGAATAAACTTATTAGATTTTGGATTGTGATATAGTTCAGGGTCAAAAGAAATATATCTTAATCTATTTTTATTCTTACAAGACTGGTCGATAGTTACCTCAAAGTTATTAAAGTAGTATTCAGAAATTCCATTAAATGAATCCTGGAATTTATCTGAATTAATTTTAATAAATACGCAATAACCGAAACCGCTAAATGACTGATGAATAATGAAAGTATATTTATCATTTTTAATGTTATGGTATTGTTCTTGACTTATTTCTTCATCAATATCAACAACTATTAATCCGTTAAGTTCTTTAATATTGTTAGCTGATTTATCTTTACCTGAATGAAACACACAACTCCCAGTTATTGCAGTTGATTTAGATTTAAGTTTCTTATACTCTTCTAAATTACCTTTTTGCCTTTCTGCTCTAGCTTTTAATACAAGGTCTTGATTTGCACCATGAGTAATAAAACCTATATAATTTTCCATTGAAAGCTCTGTGTTTTCTTTTGTGAAAACATCTTTGTAGTAACTAAATTTCATACTTTTTATCTAATTTATTTATTATTTTATTTTTAATATAATCTATTGTTCTATTGTTATTCGCTTGTATTTCTTTGTTAAATATAATATCAAAGTAACAAGATTTAACTAGATTATGAATTTTTGTATATAATTTTCCATTTTGTTTAGTTTTAATGTATAGTTCTTTAGATACTCCATAAAATTGGAATAAGTCCATTACTTGTTTAATTAAAATTTGGATAGCGAAGTTACTATCTTTATTTTGTGAAATTGTATATTTTACAATTTTTTTACCATTTGGAGGAGGTAATTTAATAATAGGTTTAAAGACTGTATTATCTTCAACTTTATTCTTTACTTTAGGTATTATTTTAAATCCACATTCAGGACATTCATTTAGTGATGCAGAATGAAGATACCCACAACTATCACAAGATTTAACATCTATTGCATCTTCTTTTTTCGCTTTGTCTTTACCTATTCCATGTTTAAATATTTTACACCAATCTCTAGTAGGGTCGCTAAATTCTTGATGTCTATCAATATTACCACCTCCATCTATAAGAATAACTGAATCTTTATAAATTTTATCCGTTACTCTCACACCACGCCCAACCATTTGCAAGAATAAAGAAAGGGAGTTTGTCGCTCTATTCAAAATAATTGCTTCAACATCTGTTACATCGAATCCAGTTGTAAAAACAGATACATTGCAAAGAATAGCGTCAGGAGTTTCAGAGAACCATTTTATTAATTCCTTCCTGTTACCACTTTGTTCTTTATTAACTGAATCAAACATACGTACATTGTAACCAGCTTCAAGAAATTTATTGTAAACGATTAAATTAGTTGTGGATGAATTATTAAATACTATTGTTTTTTTTCCTTTACAAAGTTCTTCATAGTTTAGAATAACATTAAAAACTGCATCTTCATTTGAGTAGATTGAATCTAATGATTTTTTTGTAAACTCTCCAGTACTATCTGTTTTAGCATCTTTTAAATTGGCATAATCTTTTACAAAAGATATTTCTTTAACTAACCTATCCATATCAATTAGTTCTGTAATTTTTGGACCTAAAACAATATCTTCATAAATATTAGATAATGGATAAGGTTTTGAAAACTCCATTGTTTCATGGTTACAGCACTCAGTAACATCTTCATAAGTAGTATTACAAAATTTACATTTAGTGTATTGCTCACGTTTTAATACTACTGGAGTAGCTGTACAACCTAAAATTTTAGCAAAAGGAAAAAAGGAAAA